GCAAGCCAGTCAACAAGAGCACGTTCAGTGCGTAGGGCCACAGCGTTCATGTTACTGTGATTCCTTTCGATTCAGACCCATCAAAAGCGGCTTGCAGTGCTGCGGCAATGTGGTTTTCAAGCTCACGCGCTTCATCGTTGTAGGCTTGTTGCATCGCTTTGCTGTAAATTCCTTCAACGGTCCCAACCTGATTGTCGGCCAAGCCAATGTTCATGCGGACATGGCTGGATGGATTGAATCCGGCTTTGGCGTTGAATGCGTAGGCGGAAGATCCTCGGTGCATCGCTACATTCTCCTGCGGCAAGCCGTATTGATTGGCAAGATTGATTAATGCAGCGTTTCCTGCTACGGACTTAACGCCAGCAGATCCCTTCTTAGCTCGTCGAGTTCCGCCAAATTGCTGAAAGGATGGTGACAGCTTTTTGATGGCTTTAGTCACGCATGACTTGAGGTATCCAACACTACCAGCAGCGCGACGGCGTAAAGCTCCAGCAGCCTTTCGCATATCTGCACCGTAGAGACCGGGTTTTCCAGCCTTCGCGTTCTTGGCTTGCGCGATTAAATGAACCACTCGTAGCTGTCGAGATTTACCAACTCTCTTGCCGGTCTTCTTGTCAAAGCGATCCGCTCCAACAGGTCTGTTAAAGTAATCGAGAATCTTGTTACGAGCCGCTTGGGGAGACTTTGGAGGGAGCAAGCAATAGAGCCGCAGCATCAGATAGAACGTGCGAGCGTTGACCGCATCAGCAAGTGACCGCTTTGTCTTCGGGAGGTACTCCTTCCACGCAGCGTCAAACCTCGACGTATCAACTGTTACGGTTGGAGTCATTTGGTTTTAGAGCCAAGTTCAAGCGCGTAGTAAGCTCCAGAGCCATCTCTCTTTGCGGACATAATCCGCATTTGGCGACCATCGTAAATGAGGAGTCTGCCCACCACCGGAATCATTTTCCCGAAAGTCAGAAGCAATCGGTCAGTGTTCTCTTGCAATAGCAAGCTCCCGCTCTCTTGCAAAAGCCGGTCAGCGGTGGAACCAACGTCACAAGACCAGACCGCAGCGTCAACGGTTACCAATGTTGAGTCAGCTAGTCGCCAGTCAGAAAACTTAACCAGCACTCGCGCTTGAACGTTATCTTGAAACCCACCGGAGATAACCGAGTTAGCATCAGTAATTGCAGCGGGTAGACAGCGTACCAGCACTCCCTGCCAAAGAAACGACGGGTTTCCCATCGCGCTTTGTAGCACAGACATCCCCAACTGGAGACTAGTGGCTATTAGGTTCACGAAGTGAAATAAGTGCCACTGACAATGAGTCGGGAGGTTGCTTGTAGGTGATCAGCAAGAGTAAATGCGTCTCCATTCTCAAAATGCGAAAGCTCGCAATAGCTGGTGCCGTTGATAGCTCTAGCTATCACAGCGGTTTTGGCTTGATTGGTCCCGTTATCAAGCCAGACAGAAAACGCTGCTTCGTACAAAACCGGATCAGGAAGAGTCAATCGAAGGTTGCCGGTAGCACTACCAGCAACGGAATTGATCGTCAGATCAACAGTAAACGTGCTGACAAAACCAATAGAAGTATGGCGAGCCGTGTTAGTAGTAAACGCAAACGTGCGACCACCACCGGAATCTGTGAGAGCGGGAGTCCACGTTGTTGGAGAAACCAACGGGAGTGCAGCATACAACTCCGTAAAGTTGTCGTTCGCTTTGATCCAACTGCCGCGCAACGTATCACCGTTGTTGTCGTTTGCGGTTGATCCGACATTGATAACTTGTTGTGACATATCAGTCTTTCGGCAATGCGTACCAACCTTCTGGAAGCGTTATCCGGTTGCTAGAGCGAACGGAAACGCCGTCCGCTCCTTTGACCCATACCTTAGCTTTAACGCTCTCAGCAAGCCTTACCGGCTCGCCGTGAGGCACCATAACCACGCGAGAACCACAACCGCAACTAGCGATCAGACTCAGCAATACGATCCAGCAACTTCTTTTTGAGGTCTGGATCTCGTTTTGCATCTTCAACGGTGGGCGGTGTTTGAACAAAACCAGTCAGCCACTTGAGCAAAGCAGTGACGATCTGTTCGATAAAATTCACTCGGGCTTTTTGTCAGCGTCTTTGGCAGCGATCAAACCAAAGCCAATGGTCACAGCAGCAATGGTCGCAGCAAGATCAATGTTGGTCGCAGGGTCACCGTCAAACAATGCTTTGAGCGCACCACCAACAGCGACGAGGATTGCGCCAACACCGGCAAGAGTAGTTTTCCAGTTCATTTTTTGAAGGTTTTATAGAGACCGATTGATGCTGCCACGAAGGCTAAAACAGCGGCTCCAAGCTGGAACCACTGAGTTAGCTGAGGAAGGAATGAGACCGCACCAGCAGCGGCAGCGGTCGCTAGAGAGATCCCAACTCCGCTGCTGTTGTTAGTGTCGGTTTGCATTACTCGGATTTAGGTTGAGCAGCGTTGACGATTAGATCAACAAGCGGCAAAGCAACTTTGGCGTTTTGAATGCCTCCAGCTTTGACTGCAATATCGATGAGTTGCAGCAAACCGTTGGCTTGTTCTTGGGTAAATTTGACGGTGATCTCCATATTAGGCGACGGGAACTTCAGCCACAGCAACGATCTCCGCAACTGGATTCCACGGCAACGGCAGCGTCACGACGGGCGGATTGATCTGATCGTTGATCTGCTGCGTCACGTTTGCCTCGATGGCCGCTTGATCGACTCCATTGGCGTAGCACCAACCAAGCACCTGTTCCTGCGTCAGGTCAGGATATGGCGTGAACTCACCACTCGGCGGCTGGAACGAGCAGGAGCCGTAGCAGGTGCCGCTGTATTGATCCTGAGTGCCGTTGCAACGCCAGTCGGCGGTGATTACGACATCGGTGAGTGAGCCTTCGATGGGCTTAACGAGAAGGCGTTCGATGATCCAGAGGATGGTCATAAATTAGCGGGCTTCGAGGGTTTGAACGCGGGCGGTGAGTTCTTGGATGGCCTTCAAGAGCATCGGAATCAGGATGCTGGTCTTCACGCTACGAATACCTTCGGCTCCGTCGTATTCCTTATCAGATTGATCGACTAGATTCGGGAACACTAATTCGACTTCCTGAGCGATGAAACCGAGTTTGGTTGCAACAGCGGAAGACTCTTCTTTGAGCGAATACTTCACCACGCGCAACTTGAGCAAGTCGGCTAAATAGTTGCGAGCATCGGAGATGTTCTCCTTCAATCGCAGATCGGAGATGGTGCCGTAAGTTCCAGTGGTATTGTTGAGCGCACCAGCGGACGTAAGCTGCATCCGATACGCAGAATTCGGAAAGGTGTTGTTGGCGGAACTAATGACAAAATCAAGATTTCCAGCAGCACCTCCATTTGCAGCAATATTCCAATTTCTGTTGGCAGCATTTGCAGTGTTATCAGGAACAATGTTAAAACCGTTTAAGCTGTTAACAATATTACTGCCAGTATTTAAATGTGCTGTCGTGCCAACGTGCAAATTCCCACTCGTATCGACAGTAGCTCTAACCGTGTTGTTGGTTATGAGGTGCAGATTGGTGCTGTTTGAAGAACCAACAATAGAGCCGTAGGCAGTGGCACCTGAAATTGCTGATCCTGCACTGTTGTCTACGCCAAAGTATAGACTGCCACCAGTGTTTGAAAACTGTCCAAGATTGTATGCAGTGGTTGTCCCAGTTGACAGAAACGAAACGGCTCCGGTTGCTGCCGTATTGTTGACTGTCAGCTTGTTGGTTACGCTACCACCAATCCCCAACCCCGTAGAGTTGAGGGTCATGGCGGTGCCAGCGTTGGTGGCCCATGCGTGTTCGCCAGTCTGATTAATGACGTATCGGTTGCTTGCCGCAGTCACTGACCGAATAACAAATGAACTGTTTGAAGCACTCGGAATTCCAGCAGACAACGCAAACTCCTCACCACCGGCACCGCTGTTGACCATACGAATTCTTACGTTCGCATTGTCGTTTCCGCGAATCAAAATCGCGTCAGCCAGATTGTTTGTAAAAATGTCCAGCGGCGCACCGGGAGTAGCGGTCAGGATACCCACCCGATTGTTCGTCGAATCAACCTTCAGCGTCGAGGTGTCCACCGTCAGATCGCCGGTGACATTAGCGGAGCCAGCGGTAACGAGTCCGGTGACAGTTAATGCTCCACTCGCAGTCGGCGAGGATGAGAGGATGTTGTTTGCGCTGATACGCTTGGTCGTACCAGATGCGGCCATCGACGTATCGGATACATCGACCACCGGAAACATATCGTTGACTGGATCGGCAGCAGTCAGTGCCGTTAGTGCTGTAATTTTAGAATCTGCCATAGGTCAGTTGGATTGAATTGCGAGTTTAAAGAGGTCTTCCTGTTGCAGAAAACCAGCGTCTTCTCGCAACAGAGAATCGAAAGTGCCAAGTGTAATAACCAGCTTTGAGGTTCCGTCTTCCTGCCACAGGAAGCCCTCGTCTTCCCGCAGAACATCTCGACGCAGCACCGGCGCATCAGTGCCACCGGCTTGACCGGAAAACAACCGATTCAGTGCTATGCCGATTGAGATCATTAGCTGCGAGCGAGGAAAGCCACAACGCTACCGGATGAGATTTGAAAGCCAGTGATGTTGCCCACCAGCGGGAAGCCAGCAGGAATGGTCTTGGAGGTCCAAGTGCCGGATATTCCAAATCCCGTAATGGAAGTGAACACCGTCGGCTCGGTTGGAATCAAGCCAGACCAGTTGCCGGTCTGAGCGGCGGTGCTAGTGACCAGCGCAAAGCCCTCGCGGCCCATTGAATACTCAGTCGAAATGTCTGCTTGGACGGCCATAAAATTGTTTTTCGGTTAAAGGGGAGGCTGTCAGCGTATCCAACAGCCTCCCCAGTTTTGGTTGTTTAACCTTTGCGGATCTTCGGTGCTAAAGCTCCCTGTACCCACAAGATGAGCTTGCCTCCTTCAGGAACAGAAACAGTGTTGAAATTAGTGCGTTGGAGAGTCGCATCAATTTCGGGACCAGCCAGCAATTTAGTTTTGCCGGTCTTGTCCACTGCTATGGTGGTTGCAATACGCATATCCTTAAGGATTAAGCGGTGATCAAAACCTCAGCTTGCGTAGTATCCGCAGCAGCCGCACCAAACATGATATCGTAAGATGCCATATGAGCGCGAGTGGAGCGAGAATACCAGACAGTAAGCAACACAGACAGACCGTTGCTCAACTCGACAGTGCGCTGCTCAACAAACTCACCAGCGATCATTCCAACCGGCAAGCCGCTGGCAACCGCAATAGCGTCCTGACCGCAGACGAAGCCAGCGGTATTAGCAATAGCACCAGTGTAATCGTTCTGCTCCAAGATGTTGTTGAAGCCGAAATAACCGTTGTTCAACGGACCATAACGCGAATCAGGGAACGGATTAGTTCCAGCGGCAGCAGTCAACTGACCGGAGAACATCAAACGGGCCAAGTGTCCACCATCCAACAGAAGCAACTTCTGTCGGTAATTCTTGGCAAGAGCCAAGATCGCAGGAAGGTCGCTAGAATCAAAGTTCGCAGCAGTACCAATGACAGTACCAGCACCAAACAGAGCGGCAGTCATCTGAGCAGTCACCTTCTTGCTAATAGCAAGAGCGAAGATCTCAGCGGAACCCATCGCCAGATCGCTAATAGCGAAACCCTGATTCAGTTCCTGCTGAGTGACAGTGAAGCTTTTCGTGATCTGATTAACAGTCACCGAGGTAGCGGCAAGAACGGAGTTATTAACAGCCGAATCTTCAAAGTTGGTAGCGTTATCAACCGCAGCATCTCCACTGGTGAACTTCTTAACTTGGACAGTAGCGCGGGGACGCAAGTTATCCAAGCCAACATTGCGAGTGAAACCAGCGATCATCGCCAGCTTAGTGGTAGCAACAGTGATGACAGCGTCTGCGAGATAATCGACAACCAAGCCAGCCGCGAACGTGTTGGCGTTCTGAGGAGCGATCATTGCGGACTGACGCAGCAACTCACCATGATTCTCAATCAGGAAACTCTTACGCTCTGCACCAGCGCGGAGAGACTTATGCTTCTCCAGCAGCGGGTTGCCCAAGTTCTGAATCACGGGACGAACCGGATCAGGAGCGGGAGCGGCGGTGTTTGATTTCATCGAAGCCTCCAAAGCGGAAAGCTTAGCCATAATGGTAGCGAGATCAACGGAAGCGGCAGGAGCAGCCGCAGCCGTCACAGTAGTGGAATCGGACATATTTGTGTCGGGTTGTTGTGTTGGTTGCGGCGTGGAGTCCACGCCAGAATCGTTGATGGTTTTTTCGCCATCAGTCGAAAGTGTTTTGTCTGTATTGGTATCAGACGGCTCTTCTAGTTGAGCAAAGAGTGCGGAGAACCAATCGCGTCCAGCAGCACCTCCCCAGAGGTTAGCTGCTACGTCCGCAGGAGTATTAGGTTCTGCTTCCAAGAATCGGTCGTTGCGTCCCCACCAAGCGTTAGCTTTGCGGATCTTGTTTTCGGTAGGAGCCTCTCCTGCAACCAGCGATTTAGCATCGGTAACAGTTGCTGGCTCTAAACCATCACCAGCAAGACCTTCCTCGTATTGCTCAAGACCTCGACGGAGGTTGTTCTTGACCGTCTCAGGAGCAGTCTTGGTGACAGCGCGAGGATGCCATTTAGCGGCCATCGCAAGCTGCTTGATGGGTTTGTCCACCAAGCCAAAAGCCAGAGCTTCAGCGGTAGTAAACCAAGTCTCTGCTTTCATTGCAGCGCGGATAGACTCGGGAGAGCGTCCTGTCTTTTTAGCATACACTCCAACCAACACTTGAGCGTGTTGATCCAAAGCCTCAGCCATTTTCCGCATATCCTCGGAAGTACCAGAAGCCATACCTGACGGATCGTGGATCATCATCAGAGCGGCGTCAGCCATCTCGACGCGATCACCAGCAAGAGCAATGATTGAGGCAATAGAAGCCGCAATGCCAACAACGCGAGTAGTCACCGGAGCTTTGCGACCGCGCAACTGGTTGTAGATCGACAAACCATCCCAGACGTTACCACCGGGAGAGTTGATCTCTACAAGCAGCGGACCATTGCCAATCTCGTTGAGTACATCCGAAAACTGCTTTGCAGATAGACCGGAACCACCATACCAGTCTTCGCCAATCTGGTCAAAGATCTGAACGGTAGCAGGATCACCGGCAGCGTTTGCCGGAGCGAAGTAAAGCCAATCTGACTTCTTGGTAAAACTCATTCGGTTTTCTTGGCTTTTGGTTTCCGAGTCTTTTTGACGGTAGCGGTAATCTCTTCCTGCTCTACAACAACAGGTTGCGACCCACCTTCTGACGGAGCGACTGGGGACGGAGATTCAGAAGAATCGTCTTCAATGTCAATAGCAGTTGCAACACTAGTTGCGGGACGTTCTTTCTGAATCACCGAAATCTCAGATACATCGACTCCGTACTTTGCAGCGAGTTGACGTACAAACAAAGCTTGTTGAGCTTTTGACTCTAAAGCAGAACGCCAATCAAGACCTCGCGCACCGTAGA